GGCGGGAACTCGGGCGGGAACTCGGGCTGGAACTGTCGAGGGACAACCTCGAAGACCTGCCGGACGGCGGCCTGCTTATCCGCGATGTCAAGCTATTAGCTGAAGGCACCTGGACAGACAGCGCCGTTGGCACTCCGCTTTTCTACCCTGCACACGCGCTCGAAGCGAACGCGACGAACTGGCGCGATCATGCTACGTGGTCGCGTCATCTGGGCGGTGTCCCGCGAGACATCACCGAGAGGGTCGGCGTCACGGAGAACCCGCGATACGTCGACCGGGCGGTCGTCGGGGATATCCGTCTCCACGGTCTGACGCAGAAGAGCCGCGACACCATCGCGCTCGTCAAGGCCGGGATTGCCAACTACGTTAGCGTCGAGCACGGCGGGACGGAGAAGTGGAACGCAGCGACCCGTCAGTATGAGGCGGACGAGATCACCTTTTACGGCAACGCCATTGTGAACCGGGGAGCCTGTGCAAAATGCACGCTCCGGGGGAACGAAGCGGCGCCGGAGGAGGAGGAGACAACTATGGACACAAAAGAACTCGAAGCGAAGATCGAGGCGATGGAGAGGGAGATGGAGGCTATCAAGGCCGCCGCGACCGTCACGCCCGAACCCGCACCTGCACCGAAAGAGCTGGAGGAGGCCCTGGCCGCGATCGAGGCCCTGACCGAGAAGGTCAAGCAGCTCGAAGCACAGCCCGCCACGGCAGCGACCACCCCCGGTCCCACCATAGAGAGAGAACTCGGCGAGGTCGAGACTCTCGCCGTGATCGACAAGGAAACCAAAACCATAAGGGGGTACTGAAATGGTAGACACTACACCCGCAGCATTTGACCGAAACCGAAGCATCTCGGCCTCGTGAAGACCTACAAGGCCGGTGCGGCCATCCTTGCCGGACAGGTCGTGGCCTTCCACGGCACCGGCGTCACCGACACCGTTCACCCCTGCGTCGCAGGAACCACCGCGGCGCCGGTCGGCGTCGCGCTGTACTCTGCAGCCAAGGATGCTCTTGTGGCCGTTGCCGGGAACGGCAGCGTGCTCAAAGTCTGCGAGGGTGCCGGGTCTGCGATTGACGCCGGAGATGGCGTCATGGTCGACGACACCGCCGGTTGCGTCATCACCGGGACCGATGCCGCCGCCGCCTGGTGGGTCGGCGTCGCGCAGGAAGACATCGCCGCGAACGGGACCGGCTACATCGAGGTGCAGATACAGCATGTGCCCCAGACAGGAGCGACGTGATATCTATGACCGAATCTTTCATCCACACCCGCCGGCTGGCGGACTATCTCGAGATGGCCCACATGGGGCCCGGAGAACTGAAGCGGGCCGTCGAAGTCCGCGTGCCGCGCAAACTCGCCTACCTGACCGATGACGGCAAGGTCGAGAATGCTCGTGAACTCCTCCTCTCTGAGGGGGTGGCCGCGACCAACCTGATCCCGACCGAGGTCTATGCCACAGTGGTCGAGGGATCTGAACCCGCGAAGTGTATGCGGAACGTCCTCCCGATCTTTCGGATGCCGACGCAGGTCATGACCGTGCCGTATGGCGAGACCGGCAGTTACGCGCCGCAGGTCGCCGAGGGTGCCGAGGTCCCGATCGCCACGGAGACCTATACCCCGGCCACGTTCACCGCCGTCAAGTACGGCGAGCGGCCGGTCATCACTCGGGAGATGGTCGCCGACGCGAAGTTCGACGTCATCGCGCAGGAGATCCGCAAGGTCGGCTACAAGATTGAGAACGCCCTCAACCGCCGCGCCCTCTCCGTCATCCTGGAAGGGTCGGGCACCGCCGCCGACTGCGCCGCAGCAGGCACCGGGGCCGCATTCGTCAGCGGTATCGCGGAGGCCGTCGCGGGGCTGATCGGGCTCGGGTTCGCTCCGACCGATGTCATCTACTACCCGACCGCCTACGGGGCGGTGGTCGACCGGGTATCCGGTCTCAACGGCACGTCCGCAGACTCTGTGCTCCGGACCGGGCGCCTCCCGCCCCTCTTCGGCTGCAACTCCCACATCTGCGGCGTTGCGGACGACTCGGCCACCTACACTTGGGGATACGGCACGAACGACTACATCGGCGCGCTCGTCGTCGACCGCAACGCTGCCGGCGGGATCGGTATCCGCGAGGACATCACTATCGAGCAATACAGCGACCCGATCCGCGACTTGGTCGGCATGAAGGTTACTGCTCGGTTCGACGCGGCCCGTTTCATCGCGAACGCCACATACCGTGTGCAGTACTGAGTGTGAGGGGGATCGCTCCTCATGCTCAGTACTCAGAACAGCGGCAAATACCTCACCCGGGAATGGAACGACCCGGACGGAGAGCGGCAGCGGTGCCTCTACGACATGCGGCAGTTCACCGAGGCGGAGTGCGAGTACTACGAGGTTTGTGGCACCGGTCCGAATGACGGCCTCGGCTATCAGCTCGACGAGAACCTGATCATCGAGACCTCGCCGGTTGACACTGAGACCGACCCGCGGGCGTTCGACGTCCGTGATCTCCCGGAGGGGGGACATTGACCTATTGCACCACCGACGAACTGATCGCGGCGACCGGCTCGGCGCTCAACGCAACCACCGTCCTGACGCCGATCATCACGGCAGCGGACCGGGAGATCGATGCCTACCTCGCGCCGCACAACCTCGGCGCAGGTGACTCGATCGGGGCGTGCAAGGAGGCGAGCCTCCACCTCTCCACAGCCGGGATCTACACGCGGATGCAGTTGGACGGCACGCAGCCGGAGAGCATCACCGCCGCCGAGATCGACCGGGCGATCGCCCGGCACCGGGCGGCGGCGTTCCGGCTGCTCGACCTCTACATCGCCGATCAGGTCTCGACGTCCGGGAGCAACATGGCGTATGTGCGGCGGGTGGACGGACGATGGTGAGCGACCACGATCTCTTGCTCCGGATCGACGAGAAGACCGACCACATCGTGAAGGTGGTCGAGGACCACGAACAGCGGCTCCGGCCGCTTGAGGCACAGCAGCACAGATGGCTCGGCCGGGACGGCGCGATCGCCGCGGGAGTCTCTCTGGCGACGGCGCTCCTCGTGGTACTGTTCTCTCGGCTGATGGGGTTGCTATGATCGTCGAGGGAGACAAGCAGGTCGTCCAGCAACTGAATCGCTTCCTCCGGGAGTACCCGGCTAAGGTCGCGAAGGCCTTCGCCCAGGCGCAGACCCCGATCACGCGGGGGACCCTGCAGGAGTGCCCGGTCGACTACGGCAGGCTCCGGGGATCGTACGCCCTCGAAGGGCCGATCCTGGCCGGGAGCGATATCTACGTGATCCACCGTTACTCGACCGATTACGCCTACTGGGTGCACGAGCGGCTCGACCTGGCGCACGTCTCCCCGACGAAAGCGAAGTTCCTCGAGGACCCGGTCAACCGGCACGCTCCCGAGATCCCGGCCCTCGTCGAGAAGAACCTCGGGAGGATCCTCTGATGCTCGCCGACCTCGCCGCGTACCTCGAGAGCCGGGGGATCGGGTCGACCACGGCGACCCCGCCCTCCATCGTGACAGGGTTCGTCCCGAACGTCCCGGACGTCTGTGTCATCCTCTTCGAGTACGCCGGGCGGGCGCCGATCCTGACGAACGACGACCGGAACCTCGAGCTCCCGGGGCTGCAAGTGAGGACCCGGGCTGGCCGGGCCGGCTACTCTGCCGCGAAGACCAAGGCGAAGGCCGTCGAGGCCGCGTTGCTGGACGTACAGAATACCGAACTCTCCGGGACCCGGTATCTCTCGATCGTCCCGACCGGGGCGATCGCGCTCCTGGAATGGGAGAAGGGGGGGCGGCCGGTCCTGGTCCAGAACTTCACGGTTCGCAAACAGATGTAAGGAGAAACCCATGACAACCAACGCAAAAAGCGCACACGGAACAACCCTGACCTGGAACGGCCAGGATATCGCGGAGCTGACCGAGATCACTCCGCCGAAGACCAAGCTCTCGATGATAGAGGTCACGAACAACGATTCCGGCGGCTGGGTCGAGCGGATCGCCGGGCTCCTGGACGGCGGCGAGTTCTCCATCAAGGGGAACTTCTACGAGGGCGATACTGACGGCCAGATTGCCCTGCAGAGCGACCACATCGCGAAGACTGCCCGGACGGCGGTCATCACCCTGC